CCTAGTTTTATTTGACTAGTGTATGGGACTTCGTTAACAGTGATTTTCAGTCGGGGTGTTTGCATAAGGTATTTTGTTAAGTCAACAACACGCTTGGCGTCATCCTTATTTTGAACATATGGATTATTAGGAAGACTCAATTGTTTAAATCCAGATACAGATGGATATTGATTAATATCTGATATATAATTCTCGGTTTTTGCAGCTTCAAGTGTTCTTCCGAACAGAGTTACATCCGCAATAAATAATGTGGGTGAACCTGCTAGCCCAGAGTTAGACACAATAAGGTTAATTGACTGACTAGGAACAGCATTTGTATTTTGAACAATAGTAAAGTTACCTAGTTCTCCAGATGCTACATATTTTGGGATATAAAGACCACTATATGGTTTTATTCTTGCTTGAATAATTCTCTTTGTACCCTTAACATCAAGGGCGGAAATAAAGTCTTTTACCGAGTTAAACTGACTATTAACAATACTGTCCGATAGTTGTCCGGATGTTGTTTTGTTAAGCAACGAGTATACTGGCTGACTAAATTGTATCTCACGTTCAACACTCTGCCCAGGTTGAATAAATTCTTCTAGATTTTGTTTATAGATTTCTTTACTACCAGTTAGGTAACGTGGCGTGAATGTCATAACTATTTTTGAATAAGGCTCGGTTTCTGATTCACCAAGTTGCATTTCTGTGCAGTTTGAATCAGTAATTGTAAAACCATTCCACGCTTTTCTTATGGAATATACATTAGAAAAACGTACAATGCCATCTGCGTCTTGTTTCAAAATACCACCGGCGGCTTTACAAAGTTGTGATAAATCACTAGTTAAGTTTTCGTAGTTAAACCATGCCCATTCTGGGTTAATAACTGAATTATCACAGTCAAAGTAAAATTTAGGATATTCTCCAGATACTGGAGTGTACTGCTGTGTGTACAGCGTGGAATATTTTGATGGTCTACCACCAAGTAGCCAAAGTATGCTATTAATGATACCTACGGAAGAACCACTTATTGTTGTGGGATTCTGGTTAGATAGTAGTGTATAAATCTGCGCATTTGTTGAGCCATTAGGTATATCTGCGATAGAAGTAGCCACTTTTCTATTACGAAACAGCGGAGTCTGTATTTTTGTGATGTTTAACAAGTCTAAAAAACCACGACAAATAAAGGAGACCGTATTCATGCTCTCGCTTCGTTGGAAAGTCAAGCCTTTGAATGTCACAGACTCTGCACCACCATTAACAGATGTAGTCAGGGTAACATTCATCATACGCCAGTCATAGTCTCTGTTTAGTATGGTTGTCAGGGCAGAAAACTGCCCTGACTTTGGTTTGACTAATGTTATTTTACACGTTTGTGGTTGTGCAAGCCCCAGTGCAAATTGCTGAGTTGATTCAAAATCTAGACTATAACTTCCGTCAAGAACTGTAACATACGATTGCGGAATTGTAATCTCTACGTTACTTTTATTAGTTATGTATACTTTATTCTGTATTGTGTTCATTTTTCTACCAAATTAAGTGACACTGTGTAGAGTTTAATTCTTTCTCCGTTTGAGTCTTTACGTAAGGCTACAGAATTCCCAGCTATGGTTGATGAGAAAGAATCTGCATCTGTCATCACAGTGTAATTAATCCCGTCTATATTTTGAAAAACCATTTGATTCGGTGTAGTAAATATTGTATAGAGAGTATTAGCAATACCAGATTGTACGTTGTTAAATGTCAACTTAAAGTTATGCTTGTACGCTCTATGAAATCTGTGGAAAGTTCCATCAAGTCCATGAATATCTTCAGTGTAGTTTTTAATATTACTCTGAATATCATTTGGGCGGATTTCATAACTAAAAGCAGTTGTATCATCCGCAAGATACCCGCTAATTCTAATCGTTGCCATTTATACTCCTATCTATAATATCCGCCCGCCATGTATGTTTTAAGAGTGCTATTAAGTACATCAATTGATGTCTTTAATTCATCTGTGCTTGTAGCAACTTTATCCAGAGCAGTTGGCAGTGGGTCTTCTGGGTTTATTTGTGTCTGACTGGGACCTGCGTTAAGTTTTTCAAGAGTAGTAATTAAAGCACTAATTGTAGGACGCAGTGTTGCTGGAGTAGCCTCAAGTAATGTTCTCTCAGCCTCACTGATTTTTGCGTCAATACGGTCTAAACCCTCTGGGTCTCTCCCAGCACTTAACATCTGCTTAAATAAATTTGGAATAGTTTCGGAAAATACACCTAGAGCAGTCAGAAAGTTAAGACTAGTAATATTCTGGTCATAAAGTTCCTGTGATTGCTTTTTTGCATCATCAACGGACTTTTTATATGCTGCATCTTGTTCTTTAAGGGCATCAAGATATGCTTTCTTACGTTCATCTACTTGTTTATTGTAGTCATCCGTAATTTTGTCTTCTGCCTCGGTAGCAGTTTTTACTCGTTCATTATCGGCATCAGTTTGTAATGTTCTAATTTCATCGAGTTGCTTAATACGATTTTCTGCGGTATCTTTATCTTGGCGACGTTGTTCAATTTTGTCAAGTATTGATTTACGTGAATCTGCTGAATCTGCTTTATTATAGTCTTCTTGAAGTTTAGCAATATCTTTGTCGGCTTCTTTGATATTTTCTTTTTGATTAGCTACTTCCTGAAGATAATTCATCTCATTTGTAATCTGAGTAGTACCAGCTTCTAATACAGCAGTAGCCTTATCAAACTGACCTTGATTACGCAGTTCACTTACTTGACCAAAAAGAGTTTCATACTTACCAGACAACATCTTTTGTTGTTCTGGAGTAAGATTATCAGCGTTCATTAACGAGCTATAGAAGTCAACTTTACCTTGACGTTTATCAACCTCACTCTTTTTCAAAAGTTCCAGTTTTCTTTTTTCGTAGTCTTCTTGCATTTTAAGCAAGTCTTTATTATAATCTTCCTGAAGTTTTTGTCGTTTATCAGCATCATCTTTTGCAATATCTGTTAGTCTTTGTCCTACCTGACGCTGCATATCAGAGCGTTTCATTTCAAGACCGATTATATTAGTGACAGCACCAAAGGCTTCATTTTGATTACGTGCCGCAAATGGACCACTGCCACTAAGCACACCTTGTTGAAACTGAAGTTGCTGTCCGACAGGGAGTGCAGATAGTAAGCTACCAGTTGCTAATCCTCTAAAAGAATTTTGAAGTTCTTTAGCTAAACCTACGGCTTCGGTTAAGGTAACATTATAACCAAGAAGACCATCTCGCATCAACCCAATGATTCCAATTGATTTTTCTTGTTCTAATGCTAATCTAGCCTGTAGTGTAATTGACTGACCAAACTTAGCCAGGTAGTCATTACGGTCAAATTCGTCGGATGCTAATAGTTGTCTATTAGCCTTAAATTCATCATTTTTTGCTTTAGCCTGTTCAGAGTATTGGTCTCCGAGACGTTGTGCCAGTGCATACTGTTCTAATTGGGTCTGAGTTTGTTTTTTAGTAAACTCATTTATTTGTTCAATAGTACCTTTTACTATTTCAAGGCTTACTTCGGTACTTAGAATAGGTTTATTAAGTGCGGCTAAATTAGCAGCTTGTCTTTTTTGTGCTTCTGATAGTGCATTTAGAGCGTCTGAAATAACAATAGTTGACTGACCAAAAGTATAAGATTTATCATTTATTTGTATAAGTAAGTCAATAAATTCTTTTGCACTTAAATTAGCATATACAAAAGCGTTATTTGCATCTGCTACATCTCTAACTAAAGCTTCTTGACCAACTCTATCAAGTTGGCTTCTTTTTTCTATTATCTGGTCTAATAAGTCTGCTAAAATAGATAATTGCGCTTGTGTTCCGCCTCTATCTCCTTGTAGTACAAACGGAGTAAGTGGTGATTTGAATCCAGTTATGTTACCAAGTAGATTATTAAGAGATTGGTCGGCACGATTAGCAGATTCATATCTAGGTATTCCTAATATATTGGGCTCTCGTAAACCACGAACAAGTGCGTTAACATCTCCAGTGGAAGCGGCTTTGGCAAATTGTACTGCGGTCTCTTTATCAGTAATAAATTGAGCCTGAACATTGTTTGCTTCGTTAAACTGCCGAATTAAATTATTAACTTCCAAAGTAGTGCTTGAAACTTCTCTAGTTAACTGATTTTGCAACTGCGCAATTTCTTTTAGTTTCTGTGCTCTATTATCTGCATTATCAACAAATTTTTGTGATAACTGCGAGTCTTTATTGCTTAAAAGTTCAGTATTGTTTGCAACTTGATTTTGTAGATTAATAATTGAGTTAACTGTGGGTGCTAATTTTGCGAAGTTAGATGAAATATCTAAGTTTATAGCACGATTATTTTCTACAAAAGTTATAGTTGAATTAAATACACTTAAAAAATTATCGAGTTGCTCCACAGTTGGTCTAAGAGCGTCTTGAATAAAAGCACCAAAAGCTGTGGTAATATTTGAAATTGTTGCCCCGAATTTATCAAATGTTGCTGCCGAAGTTTTAGTGCGGGCATTTAAAACTTCATTTGAAATACCTAAATCATTGAGAACTTGGTCAAGTTTTTGAAGTTGAGCAGTTTTATCTCCAGCTTCTTTAATACTATTAAGTGTAGCACGGTCAATTTCAAATCTTCTCGAAAGTGAAGTAATATCACCTGAAAAGAATTCTTTAAGTGCAATAGCCGCACCGCTGAATCCTTGCAAAGGGTCAACAATAGCAAGACGACGGGCAATATTATCTAGTTGCTGTAAGTCTGCATTATATCGTTTAGATACAGGAATAAGTGAAGAAAGACCTTGTAAGTTTTCTTCAAGAGTTCCTCCAAACTTTCGTTGTTGGGTTGCAGCTAGTGTAAGTGATTTTGAGTAGGTATCAAAGTTTCCTGATAGTGCATTAACTGTAGCAGATACTTTTTCAAGTCTATTTGCTTGCTCTAAAAATTGTTGTAAAGTTTGGATTGTAGTCCCAACTGTAAATTGTATTAAAGAGAAAATAGCAGCTATTCTACCACCTAAAGTAGCTAATTGTTCAAATGCTGTTCTAGGTGCCCCAAGTGCTTGATTTGCGTTTCTTTTTACAGAATTACGATTTTCTTCTATATCGTTTGCTACACTTGGAGATAAAGAAGCCAGTTCAGCAGGACTTAGATTACCATATTCACTTTCTCTGTATTGTAAATCCTGACCAGCAAAAATTACTCTTCTTCGGTTAAGTTGCTCCATAGCTTGCTGGGCTAATTCAGGATTTCTTTCAGTTCTAATACGAGAAATAATTACGTTAGCTTCTTCACGATTTAACTGACCTAACTTAACATTAATGTTTTCTACAGTCTCAGCAAGAAGCTTATATGCTTTTGTTGTTTGTGCTACCTGAGTAGTAAAAATACGCAACGCCTTTTCACGTTGCTCGTCAGTCATATTTGGAAAGGCAGTAGCAATATCCCCTGCACCAAGAAGTCTAGCTTGTTGAGCAATTTCGGCTTCATTAAGATTAGCGAATTCTGGTCCAGAAAGAGTCCTAGAAGTACCAAAAATCATTTGACCCAACGCAGCATTTTCTGCGGGGGTCATTCCAATTTGTGCGCCCTCTTGCTCTAATATTTTAGCAGTTTCAGTTCTAAACTCTTCAAGAGTAGTTCCAAATTGATTTAAAAAATTTTCTACGCTTTGTGGAGTAAGCGAGCGTAAACTTCCTCTAGCAACTTCGTTTACTTTAAGAAAACTTGTTGATATTGTGGAAAATCTTCTACTAAGTGCGCTTAAGTATTCATCAATAGGGTCTGGGGCACCAGGAACTCCTGTCATACCCCCAATACCACCTCCACCTAAACCACCAGCAGTGCCACCACCGCCAGTACCCATACCGCCAGTAGCAGCTGTAGGAACAGCCTGTGTATTTGCTAAAGCAGCAGCAGCTTGAGCTGCCCATGCAGCTGGGTTAGTGCCAAAATTTTGAGGAGACGTTGCGTTGTTTAACTGTGTTTGTACCTGTTGAGCGGCAGTACCGGCTGCATTTGCAACATTTGTTAATGCTGTTACATTATTTATTGCATTACTTGCAGCTTTTTTAACATCTTCTTTTATTTTGGTAGCATTAGTCTGTTTAGATTCGTGATATTGCAGTTTTTGAGCAAGTTTCTCAAAATCACCTTTTTCAATTAGTTTTTCTATTTCTGCTAATTGTTTACTAGTAAGTCTTCCTCTTTCTAGTAAAGAAGTTATGTTATCTTTTACTGCTTTTGCAAGATTTTTAGTGTTTAACTCGCCTTTTGAATTTTGTACTCCAAGACCAGCAGCATCAGCTTGTCTAATAAAAGAAGCAAGAGGAGATTGTTGTTTTGCTACTAACGCAGATAAAGCTGCATTACTTTCAAAATCTTTTGATTGAGAAAATTGTTGAAGTTTAGCCAAAGATTCTGCGTTAAGAACACGCTTTTGTGCCTGTGACACTAGGTTACGTAATTCTTTATTGTCACCAAGCGAGTCTACACCAGAACCTGAGGGAAAAAGTGATTTAGTTACAGATTCTCTAACTGCTGTTTTATTTTTTGTTTGAGCTAGTTTGTCTAGCTCTGACACAATAGACTTTAGGGCACTCTGGACTTCGCTTTTTCCAACAACTGTAAAACTAATTGGGACATCTATGCCAGTCATGTTTTTAATTCTCCGTTAGCAACGACTTAACCAGCATCTCCTCTTCCTGTAGTTCCTTTTGCTCTTGCTGTTCAAGTGCTTGTTTTTTACGATTTGTTTTATATTGATTAATACGTGTTGTGATAGCAAGAAGTACATCTACATCTAGGGCGGATAGTTTTCCTAGACGCTGGGCGTGTAAGGTATTTACCTTTTCATCTTCCGTAAAAAAGGCAATCCATCTACAGACCTCATCAAAAACATAGGAAGCGTACTCGATAGTTAAGTGGAGACCGTTAGTCTTTTTCAACATCCGGTACGGCTTTAAGGTCCTGTACTGATTTGATATATTCTTGGAATGTGGACTTTGAAATTTTTCCAATTTGCCAAATATTTTCTGCAAGAGTTTTCACCGTCTCTCCGTGCGCATTTGTAAGTGCTTGTGCTTGAGCATAGTTCAACTTAGGTCGCACGACCCCCTCTACAATAGTGTGTAGTACAAACTCAGTGTTATCAATAACACCCTCGGAATTAGTGGCGAGCTTATTAATTCGTTCCATCTGCACAAAAGAAAGAGCACGAATCCGTAGTCGCTTATTCATACCAACAATGGTAATGTCGGTTTCAATAGTAGGGTCATCCTTGAGAAATTCATTAATATCCTCGTAGTAGTCTCCTGACCCAATGGCAAAATCAATCATATGTTCTCCTTATAATAGATAATAACCCCCCATTAATAATGGGGGGCTAAATATCACCAAACTAGTTCTCGGTATTCGAGTTAGTAGTTGTTGTGTTATAGACCGTGAATCCACCGTTGTCCGTGAAGTTAAACGACATCGTAACGGCTCCCCCTGCGGCGTTTGTTACATTGTAACCGCTCAGAATACCACTCGGAACATCCCAAGTGTACCCACCTTTAGAAATAAGTCTCATACCAACTTCGATACCACTATTAGCACAGTTAATCAGTGCCGTGTGAATATCTGTTCTGTTTGTTGGTAGTGTTACGTCAAATGAACCAGTAATTCTCTTTGATGTTGTGAACGAATAAATCTTACCATCATCATTGAGGAACGGTCCTGCGTCAACAGACGTAGCGGCTAGGCTTGCTTGCCACTGTGAAACGAAGCGTGCATTTTCGTAACCAGTTGCGCTTACCTTAATCTTCAACCACCCGTCTAGACCCTTAATTATTGTCATTTCTGTGATTCTCCTAGTAATCAGTTGGGAATATATAAGATTCCATAGTAACAGCGGCTGTATAAATATAACCCTCGCTGAGTCGTTCTACAGGAAAACTGGGAACGTCAACAACGCAGTACGTTACTGTATGAGGTACATTTACACCACTCACTGTTATTGTTTTTACTGTTGATAATGAGTCAACAACTTGTGTAAGTTTTTGTTGAGCGTCTATAAAACTAGTTCCAATTGAGCGGAAAGTAATCATGCCCTCCCAGTAGCTATCATTAAGCATTAAGTTAGCGTAGGATTGATTCATAACTGGCTGATACACAAGAATGGGAAATTCTGTGTTAATTGGGGCGGCTTGATAATACACTCGCCCACTATATATTGGATATACGCCGCTCAACGAACGCCCAATAAATTGCCATATGTTTGCGTATAGTTTGGGGTCGTACATTTATTTTCCTAAATGAGAAAATCTCTCTTACTTTCTTTAGGTCTACCGGTAAAGCTAAAACCACCGCCAAGTGAGACAGTATTAAATTTACCAAATTCTTCAGTGGCTATACTTAAGTCGTCAAAAGATATTGATACTGAACCAAACTTACTGGCAAACTTAGAAATAGGTTCAACATCGACTAATGATGATTCAACTGCGCTCATATCTGCGGAAGTAAGGGGAATTCCTACTCGATTATCAATAAGTTTTTTATTTGCGGGTGCCCCAGGAAGTGCTGACAGTGATTTAATTTTACCCTTAGCATAGTCAGTAATAAATCTACTGATTCCTATTTTAAGATTCTGCGTTACTACTGCTCGATAATTTAATACTTCTGCCTTAGTTACCATTGGATATTGGGTCGCTATGTCTCCAATAAGTTTATCAGGATTAAAATTTCTGTAAAGAAAGTATTTTGATGCGGATACAAGACCGGCACGTAAATAACCAACTTTTCTTATTTTTGAGTTAGGAAATCCTCGGTAGTTTGGCGCATTTTTTGGGTTTGGTTCATATGGAGCAAAGCCAACTTGCTTACCACCGTACATATCAATTCCAACACCAACTATTTCTCTTGTATCATACGGATAACCGTACTCTTGCATGATAACTTTGACTTCACCTCTAACACCTAATGTCAGAGATAAGTCGCCAGTTTTTCTATAAAAGATACCATCACGAAGACCTTGACCCTTAGGTTTAAGGTAAGTATAATCTCTTCTTTGACTGCGCTGTTTTTGTTTTGAGCTAAACGGTGCAATACCAATTGCAGCTGCTTTTGCCAACTGACCATACGTATTGAGAACAGAGGGAATAATTTTAAACAGGTTCTGTATAATTGCCTGCGTATTTTTTATGTTTCCTGCTCGTGAAGTGACATTTATAGTTAATGTTGCCACTAGTCAAGTTCCTCGATGAAGACAATTTGTGCCCCCATCATTTCATGTTTTATCGGAACATACTTAATTAAGTAAGTATGATTATTATAGATAATCTTATCTTTTGTTGTTACCGTAAGTGCATACGGTATTTGAAGTCTATAAAGTTGGCGTGATGTACTTTGCTGTAACGCTCTAAATTGTGCAGCTACTGAAGAAGTAACGTCACCAGAGCGATTAAGAATACGACACGCAATAGATTCTGGGGCGGAATATGTATTTGTAATTTCCCCATTTACTGAGGAGACACCTGTAAAACGAACAAGTTGTGCGGTGCTTAAAAGAAAATCTTCCGCTTTCTGACGAATCAATAAAATATCGTTTGGATTAACTATCCCCATCGGTTAGTGCCTCAATCCGAGCGTCAATATACTGAATTTTCTTAATTGACTTCCCTGAATTTATAGCGATTTTTTTCAGACGTTCGAGCGTGACTACACTCGTAATTTTATCTACAGACTCACTAAATGTGGAACGAAGTCCGGCGATTTTCTCTAATTCACTATCAGGAATTGTGTTTTCTACATTCACTTGACTCTGCTCTTCCTCAAATACCTTAAGAAGACCCTGCTCAAGCAGTGACTGGTTCAGGCGTAGAAAAGCGTCGTGTTCTTTCTTTGAGTAGATTTCGAGAACTTCATCTTCATAATCAAAAGTAACTTTTTTTGTCTGTGGGTCGTAATTCATAGGATTTGTCTGTAGAATCCACGGAACTTTTTGAGTAAGGTCATTAGGATTTAGACGAATTCCCCCGACCATGTGGACAGGAACTTTTGCGTATTTCTTGTAGATAGTGCTATCAAGACCAACGTAAATATTGTTTGTTGACATATATTATCCTTAAAGAGGGGGATATTATCCCCCTCATCCTTTCAATATGTTTAGGTGAGTTTAATCACACCAATGTTTTCTGGCATATCCACAACCATACCGTATTGCATCCAACCATGCAGAACGTAGTCTGCGGGCTGAACAGTCATATCAGTGTAGTCTTGGTATGTGATGTCACCGTACATCATAATTTCACCGGCGTTGGCACCAATCACGAGAATCTTGTCCTCGGGAATAAGGGCTTCACGCAGGTTTGGCAATCTGTTACGGAACACCTGTGGCAATTCGATAATTGGCACACCCTTATACGATGACACTCTGTTCGTGTTCAAGTATTCAAGCAAGAATGGGTTCACCGGATAGGCGATGTTGTTCACACCACCTGAAGCGTACACATACTCACGGAATCCAGCGAACTCGTAGATGTCACGCACAGCACGACGTGTACCGATAATTGCCTTAACATCACCGGCGGTGTACATAACGTTCTCAATCATGGTGTCCAGTTGAGTGTACGTCAGGTTAGCTGTCGTTGAGTAGTTCGATGGTGTATCGGTTGAGTTCCAAGTTGTTGACAGAAGCGAGAAAACCTTAGCAATAAGAGCATCGCTCAAGTCAGCACGCATACCGTTTCTAATGTTTTCGGTAGTCGTGATTGGGTTGTTTTCAAGGTTCCATGTTGATTCACGAACGCCTGTAATCAAACGGTCGAAAATAAACGTGTGGTAGTCCTGCACATCGGGTGGGTTAGCAACAAGATGGGCAGTGTTGGGCACCATGCTCTGAACAGGGTATCGCCCACGACGAACACGTTTTACCGGTACATCACCAAGATTGGCTTGGCGTGTTGGCATGAATGTTCGGAATAGTTCCAAGCTTAGGTGATTAGGCTCAACAAGCTCAATCATCAACTCAGCGTAAGCCGAACGCTTAGTGGCACTTTGACCAGCAGTCTTAGCTGCCTCAGCAATCGCCTTTTGTAGTTCTTTGTTATCCATTTATTCTATATAATCTCCAGTTTAATTAGTAAAGAATGATATACAGCACGCCATTGTCAGCGTCGTATCTTTCGATTTCACCACAGGCATTGGTACCACTTGAGGCGTGAATGAACAAGCCATTTGAGCCAACCTTAACCTTGTTACCAGGAACGCGAATGTTTGCTTCATCTGTGAAACAGTTAGCAGTGATACCAACTCTACCCCAGTGGAGAGCAACTAGTTCACCTGAGTAAATTGACGGCTCTTTCCATTGGCTACGAGGAACAAGATACTGCAACTCGTTAAATGTGGGGCTACCATAAATAGCATCATTGTTTAGATTGTACGTCTGCTTGTATGGGGCAGTGTACATACTGGCGTATGTTGGGCGGGGGAAATTATCGGGCGGGAAAAACGCCACATAAACACCTGTAGTTGTGTTTGCGCTTGCATAAGACGCAATTGGAAGGTCTTCTCGAACGCCGCTTGCGCCAACCACCACGGCACGACCCTCAATAAGAGTCGAACCAGCCACGGCTTGGCGAGAACGTAGAGTAGTTACTAGTACAGCCATTTTTCTGTTATACCTCGTTTAATGTTATTACTTAGCTTTGAGTTTCTTAAACTCTTGGGCAAGTTGTTTGGGTGACAAAGGAGTATGCGAACCACCAACTTCAGGAATCACCGTATCGTGATTTAAGTTCTTGGATGCTTCGGTTCGAGTTCGTACAAAGTCAGTGACAATTTTGTCAAAAACAGCGTCATCAAGACTTACGTAGAATTCAATCTTTTCGTCTGCCTCAGCCTGTGTGAAACCAGCCTTTAGTAGTCTCGCAACTACATTTTGCCGCTTTTCGGCTTGGGCTTTTGCATGGGCTTCTGCTTTGTAGGCATCGACTTCTTTCCGTAGTTCATTTAGCTCATTCTCCCTTTCTGTCAGTTGCGTCTGCAACTGCTCAATTTGGTCATTTAGTTCATTCATTTGTTTTTCTGCTACCTTACTTAGAAGTTTAGTTCTATCGCCATATGCAGGGACATCAACAATACAAGTTCCTGCAAATATGACATTGTTAAGCCAGTTTACGCCGTTTTCTGCTGTTGCTGACTCGTAGTATATTTCCCACGAAGTCCCAATGTATTCTCGTTCGCTAGACTGGGCTTTTAGTATATCGTAAACATCACTGTACTCATCAGTCCAAATAATTGCTTTTGCTTTGATTACTGGCTTACCATCGTGTGTATCTTCGTAAACACTTGTAATTGGTCCGATGGGAACTGCATTTTTATGACCAGCATAATCAGTTTCTGAAATTGCAATTTTAATTGGAGTATATAGCGCAGTTTTAATTATGTTTTGAGCTTCACTGCGAGGAATACCCTCACGATTTGAGTTAGGCTCAAAATCAGTTAGTATAAGTTCAACTTCTTTTAGAAAAGGATTTTGTTTATTTAATTCGGCAACTTTGATAAATCCATGAACAGTTGCTGATGTCTTTTTGTCTGCCGCATCCATTTGTGCAACAAGTTTTGAAAACCAAGCTTTACCGGCACTGCCACCCCAGAGTAACCAAGAAACCCAAGCAGGAGAATCTTTCGGGGCATTAGCGAAGCGAGCATTTCTACCAAAGAAGCGATTACCCATTCTTGCTCGTGCAGGACTGACTGATTCACCACTAGCATATTTTCGTGCCCAAAGGACTGTGGCTGATTCAAGACCAGAACCACTAAGACCTTTTTCGTGAAGTTCCAGACCACGCTTTGCAGCGGATGTAACTCCCTCGGGTGGAGAGAAGTCAATGTTAGCATACTTAGCAGCAGAATCTGACTTGCTCTTGTACATATCTAGGATTCGCTGTGCGCTCTCCATAACAGAGGTAGGTATGTCAGTCTGCGGTAGACGTTGTGCGGCGGCTCTTAGACCCGCTGTGGAGGCATATAAGCGACCATCACGTACAATAGCAAATGGTAGTTTATATGAGCCTTTTAGTGTAGGATTACTTGCATCATACACAAGAAAACCCTGTCGGGCAATTTCTACTTTAGGGTTATCGGTGTCGAAACCAGCCAGAGAAAATATTTGATTCTGTGCGCTTGGACCATCCCACTGCTCGTCATTTGCAATAGGTAGTTTACTTGAACCTCCTACTTTCCACTGACCCTCTGAAAAGTTTTTAATCATCCATTACCTCTTCTTCATTGTCGTCAGTGGTGTCTGGTGCTCCTCCAATGTACTCATTTTCGATTATCCAGAGTTTACAAACTGCGTTTTCTTCAATTGGTCCAGCCACAATTGCGCAAGCACCGCTATCTTCAGCGAAAAAAGCACAATTGTAACACGCAAGACCCTCGGAAGCGAACACATTTTTCGACGCATCAATGTAATGAGCACCCTCTGAAGTAGTATCTTTTGAAAAGAGACCAAACATCTCAACTGTATTAAGATAAGACTCAATTAAGTATTGCTGTCTAGGAGAAAACTCTTCCAAAGACGCAAGTGACTTAATTGCTCTAAGTTCTGTTATTTTGTGACCAACGAAAGTATCAGTGGCTTCGTAATTACCATCGCTATCTTTTCGATAGACCTGAATTCTTGCCGCCGGTTCTTCTGGAGTACCTGTAATTTTTGCGTCAATGTTTGGAACGTCACCGTTACGAACAATTGATACAATTTTACCACGAGCAGAACCACCAGATGAATCCCACTCGACAAATTGACCTGTCTTCATTAAGCCCCCTTACTAACGTAAATTTCATAGTTACCTGTTACTGACTGCGTAGGAGCAATAGTAACAATAATTCCAGCGAGGGGCGAGTCTAACTCTGGAATGTATTCCTTAGCATTAGAAGTCCCGCTAAATGTATAGCAGGTATATGCTTTAGACGAATATGCAGAAACAAGACCGCTAATGCTGTCTGTTTTAATAATAAAGTCATCATCAAGTTGACCAAAGTCAGCACATAGCGTAATTGGTAGCGTAGACGGAAGCGAGTCCGATACATTAATCAAATTGTGACGAATGTAAATTGTTGCTCGTTTCCAACCGCTCTTACTCAAGGGAATATACACATAGCGTGTGTTATTCTGTGCGGTGTAGTCAAAGAATCCTGCATATGCAGGTGTAAGTGCAGTTGTAAAAACAGCACCACTACAAACTACTGTATCATGATAATTATTGGGCAACGACTCAACAAGAGTTGTAACTTGACCATCAGTAGCGGTCATTAAAGCACGGCGATTATTAATGCGAACGGTAGCAAATTCACCGTCAGCCATTTCAGTAAAGTCCGTGCCAGTTAAATCAGCAATATGAACGCCACCAATAGGAAAACTAGTTCCTTGATATGATGCAGCGGTAGAAGTGTAACCAGACACAGCCACATCAACACTCACAGGATTAGCACCACCAAGTACGTTACCGCTCTCATCACTGAGCATAAGCTGTTGGTAATATTCACTGTTTATTGTTTGTGCAGCTAGAGTGATTACGGTAGAACTCGGTACAGGAATCCCCATAGACCCTCCTAAAAAAAAATTACTCTCTATTATTATATACTATTTTTGTGTCAAAATTCTGCGAATGGTTTCTCTTGATACAATTACACCCGCAGAAACACAAGATGACTCAATATCACGAATAGACGCATTAGGTGAAGTTTCTTTCAAACTCATTACCAGTTCACGAACAACTTTAGAAGTTGTTGGTCTTCCTCGTCTTCTCTGGTATTTACTTTGGAGCGATTTTGTGTTACTATCATAAATGGAATATTTTTCAATATCGTCTATTTTGCGCTGACGTTTCATTAAATTACATAATTCTTCAAACCACGGTTCTTTATTAACACTGGAATAGATTATTTTACAATCAGCGCAGAATCTACTTCCTCTTTTGGCGAAGTTGTCACACACACAACATAGTTGACTCATAGGTACCTCTGACAAATTAATAGGGTATATTATTACCCACTAGAATTATACCATGCGCCAATGAAAAAGTCAAGATTTGACAAGAGTTTAAAAGTGTGGTATAATCTTATTACCCCCTGCGGGGAATATAATATATAATAATATAATATATAATATATAATAATATAATATATAATATATAATATAGATATATAATTAAGTTATTTAATAATAACTTATATTAATAATAAAGTAAAGGACAAGATTATGTTAAGTAAGACTACTGCATATCCGCAAAATGTAGAAAATCCAAAATATCCCGAACAATACGCAGAATTTAAGCGCATTGTTGATGTTATGTACGAAATTCATAAAGAAAAGATGAATGACTATTCGCCACAGAATATGTTAGGCACTGGTGAACTAGGCGCAATTGTACGCATCTGGGATAAAACTGCTAGACTCATGAACTTATACGGATTTGATATTACCACAGGCGAGTATAAAGGGTCAAAGTCACCTAAATTTGAAAGTATTGAGGACAATTTGACAGACCTCGCTAACTATGCTATAATTGCATTAATCTTACTGAAAGGGAAATGGGGAAAGTAGTATGACTGAAGATTTTAAACAAGAGACTGAAAATGAAACTGAGGGTGTAGAAAGTCTACATAACTATCAGTTGTTTGTGCGAAGTACAAAGGTGTACTCAGAAGAACACCATCTAATCTACCCAGTATTGGGTCTTGTCAATGAAGCAGGAGAAGTTGCAGGTAAGGTTAAGAAACTTATGCGTGACGACGATGGTCAATTAACTCAAGAAAGGTTTAATGACATTGTTTCAGAATTGGGTGATGTGCTTTGGTATGTTACTGCTGTTGCAGACGACCTCGGTATTTCTATTAGTGATGTATTTTATGAGAACTTCATGAAGATTAAAAGTCGTGCTCAACGTGGTGTAATCAAGGGAAGTGGAGATAACCGCTAATGAAACCAGGTAAGTATAGATTTTCTGTAGTCGCATTTACCTGCTCACGAGTTGACGGCGACGATTTTTATGAGTATGTTGTTCAGTTCACCTGTAGTGCGCAAGATACAGAAGAATTTAGTACACATAGTCTGCGGGCTATTTGTTATGAAGCCGATTCTACTAAGTTCATAAAGTATCTACAAGAGAAGATGATTCTTACTGTAGAACGAGAATTGTGCTCTAAAGAAGTTTGTGAGATTTTGACCGATTTTTCTTTTACAAGTATTTTACAACAAGAGTCAGAGAATGACAAAGGAGATGCTACTGATGCCGAGTAGTTTTTTGAGCGACGAGTTTTTGAGTAAGTATAATGATAACCCCGAATGGAATTCCATTCTTGGGCAGTTTGTTTATCTTCGCACCTATTCACGGTTTCTTCCTGAATTGGGTCGCCGAGAACACTGGAAAGAAACGTGTCGTCGTGTCGTAGAATATTCTATGAGTCTTCACTCTGGTCCAAATGATATGACTCTGCTTCGTCAAGAGGCAGAGCATTTCTTTGACGAGATGTTTAATTTGCGCCTGTTTACTGCGGGTCGCACTATGTGGATTGGCGGAACGGAAGCCGCACGCAAGTTCCCCCTGTCAAATTTCAATTGTTCATTTACTGTAGTTGATTCATTTGATGCGTTTGTTGATGCCTTTTATTTGATGATGCTTGGTACAGGGGTTGGTTTCCGTGTACTTCCGCAAGATGTTTATCGACTACCTGCGATTAAAACCAATGTAGTTGTGGCACACAAGCCGTATCATCCAAAGAAGCCTGACCAGCGTATTGAAGAAACTCAAGTTTATGAAGATTCCGGCGGTGTTTATATTATTGTTGGTGACTCGAAAGAGGGCTGGGTTAGTGCGTTAGACGCTTACTTCCAGACAATGCGCTCTGACAAGTATGTTGAGTCGATTATGATTAACTACGACAATGTTCGCCAACAAGGTGAGATTCTTAAAACATTTGGTGGTCGTGCTTCAGGTCATACCGCACTGCGTGATATGTTCAAGCAGATTCACCGTGTCATGTGTCGTGGTAATGCCCAGTTGAACACTGTGCAGGCGATGGACATTATGAATATTATTGGCTCATGCGTAGTTGTTGGCGGTGTTCGTCGTTCAAGCGAGATTACCTTGTTCGATATTACCGATGATAATATTCTTGATGCCAAGACCAATCTTTGGAGTGACCCAAAGAAAGAAGAGTTCCGTTATCGCTCTATGAGTAATAACTCGGTTTACTTCCAAAAGAAGCCAACCCGAGAACAACTCAAGGATATTTTTGAACGTATTGCGAACAATGGTGAGCCAGGTTTTATTAATGCTGAAGCCGCATCTAAACGTCGCCCATACTATGCAGGTACCAACCCATGTGCGGAGATTCTCCTTGCCGACAATGGCGTGTGTAATCTCTCAGAAATTAACATGGCTGGTTACGTTAAGCACGGTAAAATTGACTTTAATGCGTTGGCAAATGCAATCATCTTGGCTACTCGTATTGGTCTTCGTATGACCACGGTAACACTTGAACTTCCCCATTGGGATGAAGTGCAGAAGCGGGACCGCTTGACTGGCGTTTCATTCACTGGCTATGTGGAGGCTTTGGATGCGTGTGGAGTTGACTCAACTGATGTCGATGCACTTGTTCCAATTATAAACTCAGACGGTAGTTTGTTGCAATATCCATTGGCGATGTTCTTGCAGGAGTTGAATAAGATTGCGAATAATGCGGCTCAAGAGTATGCCAGTGTTCTTCGTATTCCTACACCTCTCCTAGTTACGACCGTTTACTAAAGTTTGGCGGTCTTTAAACTGTGTGAACTGCTGGAAAGCTAAGTCATAAAGATATGCTAATCAGCATCCTTGTCAGTGACACAAAAATAGTGTATAATAATAGAGTACCTTATGGTACTTTAGCACATCACTGATGGGGTTCAGAGACTAGACGTAAGTCGTAGAGTACAAGTGTACTCGAAGCGCACAGCACAGAAATGTGATGATATAGTCCGACCCTTATCGAAAGGTAAGGTAGTTATGTATGTTTATTTAGTTAGGAATGAGTTAACTGGTTCTGTTTATGTAGGTATTACTCGGTCTAGTTTAAAAGTTCGCTGGAAGTCACACAAGAGTTCTAGTAAAAGAGGAAAAAAATTAAAACTATATGATGCGATGCGTAAATATGGCTTTGAAAATTTTTCTATTTCTATATTAAAAACTTGCGAGAGTGAAGACGACCTTTTAGCGTCTGAGAAATACTATGTTAAATATTATCGGGATTTACTTGGTGATACTTATAATATACTTGATGGTGGTGAATCTTATTTTCCAATAAATGATGTGTCCGATTGGAAAAATAAGTTAAAAAAAGCAAGAGTTGGTAAAACTCCAGCTAAAGGAATGAAGCACTCTTTAGAAAATAGAGAATTGTTCAGTAAGGTGTCAAAAGATTACTGGAATTCTCAAGAAACGTATAATTCTGAAGAGATTGTTAAATTAACCTTTAAAGAAGCAAACACTAAGTATAGCATAAGTAAAACGCATTATTATAGATTAAAAAAATCTATGAATATTCCTAATACAAAACGCAGTTATAATGCTGAGGATATTCTTAAGTATTCTTGTAAAGACGCAGTAAGTAAGTTTGGAATAAGCCGTCGTCATTACGTATACTTAAAAAATAAACATAGAAAACAGGCAGGAAATAACGAATCCTGTTGAACAATAGCAAACCGAGTGGTACGATTGCTCAACTTCCTACGGTGTCTAGTGGGGCTCATGCGTCATATGCGCCGTATTACATTCGTCGTGTTCGTATTTCAAGTTTTGACCCGCTTGCGAAGTCAATGCTTGCCGTTGGTTATCCAACTTACCCAGAAGCATCAGTAATGATGCCAGATGAGTTCGACCGTCTTGGTGACTATGAAAAGATGCAGGTTCTTGATAAGGCACAGACGTGGGTTATCGAGTTCCCAATTCGCACGAGCGCAACCCGTTCAGCGAATGAAGAGTCTGCTGTGGAACAGTTGAAGCGTTACTTCATTCTCCAGAAGTATTGGACCGACCATAATACGTCGATTACCGTAACTTTTGACGAGACTGAAGTGGATGCTATCATTGATATGATTATGGATAATTGGGATAGTTACATTGGCGTTTCGTTCTTGCCCAAATATAGTGGTGCCTATCCGTTGATGCCTTATGAGGAAATTACTGAAACTAAGTATGTTCTGCGTCACATGGATATTGCACATATTTCATGGCAAGATATTGTAAAGGCTCTCTACGCTCGTGAGGCAATTGCCACGGACGAGGACGAGTTTGACCCAGATTGCGCCGGTGGTGCGTGCCCAGTTCGCTGACACAAAAATAGAGTATAATAGTAGAGGGGTAGTTTACTAAGGGTATGCTACCCCTTTCTATTGTCTTAAGGATAATTTATGACCAAAAAATCACGGTTTCAAGAAATTTTAAAGGATTATAGCGACAAATATGACCTAGAAACCCTTAATTCCCCGAATGACCGAGCAAATCTAGAGATTCTGATTCAAAATCAGGTACTTATTGAGCGTCTGCAACAAGAGATGCTCATACTAACTGAGGCTGATTCTATTATGGATAACATCGAGTCGATTCAGCGTATCGGTAATTCTATTCGTGACCTAATCGAAAGAAACTTACAGGTTGAGCGTGCGCTTGCTCTTGACCGCAAAACACGTAAATCCGAGAATTCTGATAGTATCTCAAGTTATCTAACAACACTAAAAGTAACGGCGCAAAACTTTCTAGAGAAACGTCTTATCAAAGTCTATTGCCCCGATTGTAAAATATTACTGGCAAGATTCGCACCTGTTATGGAGCATACTGCATTTCATTTCGAGACGCAGTGTAGTCAGTGTAATAAGAGAGTTACTATGACTCGAAAGAGTGCCGCAGATGGAGTGTTCTTTGATATTAAAGATTATAAGTGGAGAAAAAAATATCTTTATGAAGTTGTTCAACCATCTAAGTCGAGCGATATTCCTGAGATTGAGAGCGAGGAAGATATTATAATAATGGAGGACACGGATGGCTCTACAGAAGAAAATTGATGACTCAGAGTTAGCCCTGCTCGAAATTATTGAAGACCCTGTGTGGTTTAGTGAATTTTTGCGCTCAACAAATAATGCAGACATGAATAAAAACAACTGGTCTTCTGATGAGTTTAAGCACAGACCCTACCAGAAAGAAATTCTTACAGACCAGAATAAACATATTGTTATTACCGGTGGTCGTTCTATTGGTAAATGTCAGCCTACGACAGCACGCATATTTACAACCGAAGGTTTTAAAACAATAAAAGAGTTACTTAAAAAAGATTCTTTTATTACGTATGCGTACACAACTGATGGTAAGTTCAGACAGCGGCGGGCTACAATTACCAAAGATAAGTGGACTAAACTTCACAAATTCAAGACCGAGACACAGGAAGTTGAATGTACCTATAATCATCCGATTCTTACGCCACGAGGTTTTGTTGTGGCAGGTGATTTAAAGATAGGTGACTTAATCGCAGTTACAAATCAGTTACCTACTGACCATTGTGTGTATAATACATTCTCTTGGTTCGAGCTACGTGCGATGGGTTATGATATTCTTAACAATGTTAAAGTGGTCGGCTATATGGGCTTAAAACCCAGATTTAAACAAATTGCTGAAGAACTTGAGTTTATTGCTAAGAATATGTACCTTACGGTACGCATTGAAGACGGAAGATACTACCTTGACCGCATTAAAACAGGGCAAACTCGACACTACATTCGTCAACTATGGCGAGAATGTGGTATTAACACAACAAAGAACGAGCGAAAGCGGCAGAACCTAGACTTCATTAAGAATCAACGCCTTGAAAACATTAAGGTATTTCTAGAGGCGGTCTTTGCCCAGTACGCTACATTTGACCGGTACCAGGTATCTCTGCGAATACCAAATGAAAACTTTACAAAAGAGTTTCAAGAAGTTCTGATGTACTTTGGTATCAGTACGGTACGTAAGAAGACAAAAGATGTTGTGCAAAAGACATACGGCTATGGCGGCGATTTTTCTATTTGGGAAATCACCACCTTAGACAAAGAAAATGCACTTCGTTTTTGGGCTACGTTTAATATCCCAGGAATTAAGGTGAATCTTGATTTAAGTAACATCGAGCCACCTGACAATATCCGCTGGGAACCAATTATTAGCCGACACAGCCGCAGTTACAATATGCCCACGTATGCCGTTCACGTCTATACTGATGAGACCTACATTTCAGATTATGTTGTTGTACACAATTCGGTGATTATTGAGGACTTGCTTACATATCAAATTGTAAATAATGACATAGAGTTTCCAAAAACGTCGGAACAGTTATTAGTGACTCCTAACTCAAATCAGTTAACGCCACTACTAGACCGGCTTGTGTTAAAATTTACCACAAGCCCACTGCTCAAAGACTTTCTTGGTAACAATGTGAATCGTTCGAAAGGAACACTTGACTTTAAGTTCGGCTCGAGAAACCATCGTTTCAATGCACGTATCGCAGGTACAAAAGAAAGTAATAACTTGGTAGGTTTACATATTCCTCGTATCGCTGGGGATGAGATGCAGTTATTTCCCATGACTGCCTTTAATCAGCTGCAACCTACACTTAATACATGGGAACCTAAAATACAAGAGATATACTGCGGAGTTCCAAATGGATTGCGCAATAGTGCGCTCTATGACTTAGATATTCGCCGCCCGAAGTACAAAAAGTATCGCATACCATCACCCAATAATCCATACTTTACCCTGGATGACTGGAATGATGCACTGCGGAAATATGGTGGTATCGAAGAAGATATTTTTCAACAATTAGTGCTAGGTCGTCACGGAAGCGCATCATTCCAAGTTATTCCAAGAGATGCGTTTACACTTGAACAAGTTGACTTCTTTAGTTATCGTTACTCCAATAACGACAAACTGAAAGGAAGACAATTCAAGGATGTACTAAAATTACATAAAATAACTGGTTATGATTACGTTATTTTTTCTATAGATACTGGTTTTTCAGACCCAACAGTGATACAAGTAGTCGGAGCAAAAAATAACAAATACATTACTTTGGTAAGATACCGAATTACAAAAATTGACTATCCTGAGCAGGAAGCAATTATCCACTACCTGACGCAGTTTTACAATCCCACAAAGATTGCAATTGACGTTGGTGCCGGTGGTGGCGGTGCTGGTATATACCAGTCGCTCTGTAGTCGGGAGGAGTACACACTTTATAAATATGCTGAAAGAATCATTCCTGTGCTTTTTAATGAGCGTGTGTCAGTTGGTCGAACAGACGACGATACTGAACTTACTGAGGTATTTCGCAGTTGGGGTTCGAAAGAAATCGCACGAATGGTCACAGAGGGTACGCTCTTATTTTCTGAAATAGACACCGAGGGTGTAAGTCAACTTGAGAGACTTACTCGCCAAAAGCGTATTACTGGTAATGACCACTATTATATTATGAATGAACGTGGTGTCGGTGCATCGGATGATGACCACATTTTTGCGAGTTATCTCTGTTTTATCTATGCACTCCGTGGAAAAACTGCGATTGCTCCAACAATCACACCTGTACTTGCAAAACCAGCAGGTAACACTACAGTGAGGTAACAATGGACAAACCTTTAGCGAAAGCGACATCAGCATATATGCCGTCGCCGTTTCTTGTGAATAATCAATTTGTGGCTGGGTATTACGACCCCACAATGATGCCATTTGACAATTCGAAAAAATACACGTATCATGAGATTATCAAGTTCTGTAGATATTTTTACGAGCAAGATACTATTGCGGGTACGGTTGTTGACCGGATGGTTGACATGGCAGTAACAAAACTTCGTAATCGTAAGGATAAAGATAATCCGGACGCATATGTGCAGTTTTATGATGCGGTGGCAGATTATATTCAACCGTATCTTAAGGTTGTTGCTCTTGATTATATTCTGCATGGCATGGCTATTCCCGAAGTAACGTATGGCGTTATTATGGGTAATCGTGTTGACCCAACACTAGGACGTAAGCGTGTTTCTTTCCCAAATGCGTTTTGGGTGAGAAATCCGGAAAACATTATTCTGCGTAAGAAGCCAATAGGTATGGAGCGCAGTGTATTTGTGAAAGTTCCAAAAGAAGATGTTGACTTCATCATGAACAAGGGAACTCGTGGAGATGGTTCTGTTGATACAGAGGCGTACAATGAACTGGTACGAGAGTTTCCAAGTTATGTACGGGCAGTGCAAAAGGGCGTAACAATGTTTCCGTTACCAAACGCACGCCCAATCTACAGAAGACTGCGTTCTTATGAAGATTATCCAAAGCCATACTTGCAAAATGCGTTGTTTGCACTCCAGCATAAATACTATCTTAAGATAATGGATAGAAGTATTGCCGCTAGAGCAAGTGAACTTCTGCGTCATGTAAGAATTGGCTCGGATAAATTCCCTGCAACAGACGATGATATTAAGTCAACTGAGACCGTTTTGGCTACAGCGGCAGTCACCGGTGATAGAGTGTTTAACTTCTTCACTAATCATACAATTCAGGTAGACTGGGTTACGCCACCACTGGATGCGTTGCTGAACGAAGCAAAGTACATTGAGCCAAATGCAGATATTTTTCTTGCACTTGGATTCCCGAGAATTCTTGCTGTTGGAGAAACACTACGCAGTAATGCGTCTGATAATAAGACGGCTAGTCTTGGACCAATTTCTACATTGAATGATATGCGTGATGCACTGTTAATGTGGGTTGAGGGATTTTATAAGGAACTCGCAATTAAAAATGAGTTTCCGTGGCACCCAAAGCCGTCATTTAGTCCGATTGCGCTTCAAGATATTACGGCACTTACTCAACTGGCTATTCAAGCACAGCAGATTGGTGCTATATCTAAGGACACAATTGCCTCGCTTTACGGTACTACCTACGAAGACGAGCAGGAGAAAATTGACACGGAAAGCAATTCATTGGAGGAACTTACGAATGATAATAATCAAGGAGGAGTACCAGAAGAACAAGCACCTCAAACCGAATGAGGGGTACTCACTTCGCAATAAAAGTATCGAATACAAAACACTTGTTATTCATACGACAAATGGCAGGGCAAATAGTAGCATTGAAGCAGAGCGAAACTTTTTGATTATGTCGAAAGATGTAAGCGCACATTACCTCGTGTCCAAAACTGGTGATACGTTTCAGTTACTAGACCCAAAAGAATATATGGCTTGGCATACCGGTAAAACGTTTACGCCAGACACTGCAAACCCATCTGCCATAGGGGTTGAAGTTCACTTCAGCCCCTTAGAGGGTTTTTGGAACGGTCTCATGTGGGAAGAAATTACAAAGTTGGCTAACTTTAACCCAAAGTTGTCACCAGTGATGCACAGACAGATTGCTGCTCCCGCAGGTCGTAAAATAGACCCCAGTGGAGTCACCGATGCTGGATTTGCACACTGGAAAAAGATGCGATTTTTGCCATATACAATGTACTATACAACTTCACGAGCGAACATACGGCAGTCTGCAACAAGAGACTCAAAGGTTGTTGTTACGCTCGAAGCCAATACTCCGGTAATGTCTTTCGATGGGGATATTTTCTTTGGTGAGAATATAAACGGGATTAGTCGTTGGAGATATGCAGTAGGATTGGGCTATATCTTTGAACCACTTCTTAAAGCGAGGTCCTAATGTCGAACCAGTTAGATTCCACAAGTATTATTTCTGCAATTGCGGGTGCTGTTGCAGGTATCGTCGGCTCAATTGTTGCTTTACGGAGTAGAAATCAAGATGCGGAAAGTGATTTACGCACCGACCTACTACAACTTGTACAGCATCACTCGTCTCGAATTTCAGCCTTAGAGCAGGAGAATAAAACACTGCACGCAGAAAATCAAGAGTTGCGCAAAGAACGTGATAAACTTATGATAGATATTACCGAATTACAGAAAGAACGTGACAGTATGCGTTCTCGTCTTTCTTATCTAGAACAGCGTCTCGCTGATATGGATGTACTAGAAAGACGTATGGCTGAACTACTCACAAAATTAGGAGACAACTAAATGGACACTGATTCACTAAAGGTTATTCTACAGTTTATTACCGGTACAATTATTCCCTTTGTGGTTCTTTACTTGCAGAGAGTATCGTGGAAACCATACTACAAGTTTGGTCTTGCCGCCGCTCTCTCCGTGATTGTAGCAACCCTGATGGCTCTTATCGACGGTAAGGTAACACCGCAAGCCACTCTTGCAAACTTCGCCGCAATTCTCACTATCTCTCAGGCAGTGTACCACACAGCATTTAGAGCATTGAACTTGCACGCTACTCTGTTCCCGCAAGATGCGCTTGTTAACAAGTCGAAAGACAGCATCGCCGCTAGCATTGAGGCTATTGTAGACCCAGAACTGGCAAAAGTCATTATGGACAGAACAAAGCCAGAGCAACTTAGCATTAGCGTTGACGTAACAAAAGCAGATGGTTAATAATTCAGTAACCCCCGAAAGGGGGTTACTTTTCTATTTAGGAGAAAAAAATGAAGTGGATTGAACGTATTGTATTTATCGCCGCTGTACTTGTAATTGCGGATTACTTTCTTGACATTGTGGAACGCCTAAAAGTATTCTACGTGATGGAGAGTTTTGAGTAGATTTGACAAGCATATTATCCTGTGGTATACTAAGAAAGTCAGGGAACTGACAATATACAAATAGGAGAAAGTATGGGTATTTTTAGAAACTTGTTGCTTGTTCTTGCGATGGTGTTTGTCACTGCTTGTGGAACGGCAGAAAAACCAAAAGAGACTGTTGGTATGATTCTGGTTGGTCCAAAGAATGACGGTGGTTGGAGTCAGGCTCACTATGATGCGATGAAGCGTATCGAAGATGAAAAGGGTATTAATTTTATCTACGTGGATAAGGTAAATCCAGCCGACCGCCCAAATGTGAGCGCAGAGCAGGTAGCAGGGGAACTCATTTCTCAGGGTGCTACTTTGGTGATTGCAAACTCGGATGACTTTAAGGATTCGATTCGTGAAGCTGCAAAGGCACATCCGGAGGTCACTTTTGTACACGCATCAGGGGATGACGTGATGACTGGTAAGGCTCCTGCAAACTTGAGTAACATCATGGGTAAGATGGAGTATGGAAAGATGATTGCTGGTTGTGCAGCTGCTCTTTCTTCACAGACCGGTAAGATTGCATACGTTGGTCCTCTGGTGAATGATGAAACACGGCGTTTGGTCAATGCCGCATATCTCGGCGCACGCTACTGCTGGACTTCATACAAAGCAGAAGACCTAAGTAAACTGGTATTTAGCGTGAAATGGATTGGTTTCTGGTTTAACATTCCTGGTGTTACACTCGACCCCACGTTGGTCACGAAAGACTTCATGACACAGGGTTACGATGTGATTATGTCAGGTATCGACACTCCTGAAGTGGTTGTCGAAGTGGAAAAGGCACACATGGAGGGTAAGGCAGTAAAGAGTATTCCTTACGACTTCCAGAGTGCGTGTAACCGTGGTGTGAATTCATGTATCGGTGTTCCATACTTCAACTGGTACCCAGAGTACAGCAAGATGGTTGAAGAGCATATCAACGGTACGTGGAAGCAACAGTTTATTTGGTTCTCGCCTGATTTTGACAACTTGAGCACGACCAGTGGTATTGGTTTCTTGCGCAACAACGCATTTGACCAGAACGATAAACTGGACTTGTTCATTGAAAATCTTAAGGGTGGCTTGAACTTGTGGACTGGTCCCTTGCTCTACCAAGATGGAAGCACGTTCGTGGGTGCAGGTCAGGAAGTTACGGACAAGCTGATTTGGTATCAAACCCAGTTGCTACAGGGTATTGACGGACAATCATCAGGTAAGTAATGAAAACGATTCATCTCTATTTTGATGGGGGAACTGTGCATGGTAGTTTTAAAGTCTACTATGACAGCATAAAGGAAGAATGTCTACGGCACCATCAAGTGTATGAGATGGATGGAATTGGTGATAGTAACCAAGCGGAGTTCACGGTATTGCTCCGTGCGCTTCGCTGGTTGCACATCAACACGCCAGATATTTCTAAGGTATTCTTAAAGGTGTACGGAGACTGTTCAACAGTACATACCACGGTTACAAAGAATCAAGTATCGACCCGTGAGGTATATAACTATCTCGCAGAGAGAATACGAGAACGCCTTAATGCGTTTGGTGGCTACAAATACACACGAGTAAATCGTGTAATAATTAAAGAAATATTAGGACACTAACAGTGAATGACCCTCTTAACCCGCACGGAAAGCCGTGCGCTCTCTGTAGCATTGAATATGCTGAAGAGGAGTGGGGTATGCTTGGTTATATCGGTATACTTCCACTCTCACTCTGTATATTGTGCTACACAGGTATATACTCGATGGTTATTGACTCGCTTGATAACGAGGACTTATTACGCATTATAGAGGAGAGAAATGAAATACTATGAAGTCGTAGGGAGTGACGGAAAAATACAAGTTGTAGGAGTAATTGGTAATGGAGAAGCCCGAAACGCAGACAACAGTCCCGCAAAGTATATCGGAGCCAGTGATGAAGAGTTACAGCAGTATTACGCTCTTTCTCCCAGTAAGAAACGTGGACGCCCCCGAAAAGATAAGGAAGATACGAAATGAACTACAAAAACTTTCGTTGGTACCTGTGGAAATTGACACAAGCAGTAACACGAGTTTTATCATATTTCGTATCTATATCACGGTGACAATACCAGATGAAGAAAAATACTGGAATCATCTTCAGAAGAAATATGGATTTAGTTACACGCTCCGGCATAATGACTGTATACATATTATTCATTCTCCTACTTAGCGTGGGGATATTTCCCCGCCGGTATGAGGTAGACGCAAGCCCCTTACGAAAGGGCACAATTATAGACGAGAATATTAATCCAATACTTCCTGTACTCGCCACGGTAACCATCCCGCCAGGACAGGAATGGTCGTTCAATGAGACAGTCGGTAACCCTGACCAGTACCCCCTCGTATATGCCTATGGTATCTACGGCGGGGGCTGGTGTGACCTTGCATCACGCTATGCGGAACTTGCGAGGCATCTGAATCTTGAAAGAACGTTTGTGAGACATAGCACCCCATTACTTGGGGTAGAAAGGCAGGACAATGTATCTATATGGAACGAAACTGGACTCAGTGGGCAAGCGCAAGATTTAGTAATACGAAATACGAGCGATTTATCAATAACCTTTATACTTACGTCTACGGAGGAGGCTTACCAACTTACGGCATCCTACTCCTTACCATACTTGCTACAGGGGTCTCGGTTTACTACTCCCTAGTGTATGACTGGCTACCGGATTACCGGAATGACCCAATATTTCTTCTGGAGGTACCGTTGTTCTTTTCACGGTATACCATTCTCGCAGGGTTTCTCTTAGCCTACTTCGATACTACGAGTTTTGTCGTGGGCGAGGTAGGCAGCATTTTCTTTGCGTTTATTCTGGCTACATTTTTAATAGATTATATTAAGGAGCGATTATAATGTCTTACGATAATTTTTTCTATGTATATACGCATGATGATTTGACACGGGTGGCGCAAAAGATGGGTGCAGAAGTTGTGTACAGCGATGTAATTAAGTCACCATCGCCTGAGAATTTGGCATTTCTTCATGAGTTTCGTCAGTTAAACGGATTCGATGCAAAGAATATGTTTAAAGAAGGGCTTGATTCCTGTGTATATATTATTAAACATGGCAATATCCATGTCATTCTCAAAGGGATGATTTCTGGGAGCGGAAGATTTGTGATTACCCATGTGAGTCAGGTGTAACACGGTGGGTTCTGTTGTGTTCCGTTATGTAATGTTGTAAAACCAAAGGGAGCCTTTTAAAAATTTCTAAGGGTGTGTGGGAGATGGCTGTCGAAAAAACTGCTACCATATTTGTACACCCCCATGATGTATATCGTCAATCCTGGGGGCTCCTGAGTGGCATAGTGGGGCTATTTGTGCAATACTGTATATATGTTGTATTGTATGTTGACGTACACTATATATGAGTATTTTACTCAAGTTACTCATATATACATTTTCGTGTCTTGAAAATTGTTCTAAAATTGGTGCATAAATCACTTGCATTTTTTTTTGTTTGTGTTATAGTGATTGTAGGATTATTTTTCGATAGTAGACAGGATATGGATTATGTCAACTCGTGAACCGTCTCTCGTGGCTCTCACTCTTCATGCATTGTGTGGCATCGCTTCAATACGTGATGAAGCACATCCGTTCTACGATTATCATATTGAAGCACGCAAAATTATCCGTGCTTTACCGGTTATCCATCATGAAGACTTTGGTTCGTTGTGTGGTTCTAACGCGTTTATCAAGGCTACTGACTTTGTCGGGCACCAAAAAGATAGTCGTGAAAAAGCGATGAAGCGTGCTAACTTGCTACTTTATGTAGAGTGCCCCAAACACGGCTACTCACACGCCGATATTGGTCATGTGTTTCCTTGCTCGTTGGGTGGTATGCTAGGGTGGGACGGCAACGTAATGCATAACGCAATCGCTGAGTGTGGCATCTGTAATCGTGCCAAACGTGCCAAACTCACCAACGAGCAAGTGGCATGGTTGAAAAAGTTCAAGTTACCACAACCGGTATACTTCTACTAGGGGCTAGCCCCCCCCCTGCCCCCTAGGGGGCAGGGGGCTTTTTTTTTTGTCGTTGCGTTGACGTCGTTAGTTGGGTAGCCTGGAAACAGGCTACCCCCTCTCCCCCTAATAAAAAGGCACTTAATCCAATGGGCACTATATTATGCCCCTTTTTGATTTTGAGATTATTCCAGAAATAATCGGCGGGTATTTTCAGGCAAGGAGACCCCCTACCCCCTACGTCTCAGCACTTTCTCATGTGATTCTCATAAAACTTACTTGACAGCACTCTGTAGCCGTGCTATAATCAGTATATAAAGAAATAGAGATGAGTAAGCAGTCAAGGCGACTCACCAACTCAAAGTCGAGGCAAGGTTCAATGCGAGGGTTCGAATCCCTACTCTATTTCTTTTTTGAACGAAATCTCAAAATAAAATCAAAATTAAATTCAAAAACATAAATTCAAAAATCAAAATAGGCTAGCGTGTTCGTGGGGGTAGGGGGACCCCCTACCCCCTATTGACTGGTCACTTACTTATGTGGTGTATATTGTATTAATGTGTATTGAGTATGTGTATAATTGTGTGAAGCGTAGATAAATAAAAAGCGGGCGAGTTAATTTCAAATGAAAACAGCGGCGCAATATAATCCAAATCCACAATCCAAAAACATAAATTTGAAAATAGAAATCGAGTATAGACTTTACTACATACTTGTATAGCCTAGTAAGTATGGTACAAACTACTCGCCAGATAAACACAGTGCGGCTTTTTATTCAAAAGTAGAATTACAATACAGATTGAAATTAAAAGTACAAATTGAAAACTAATTTCAACTGTGCATCTAACTTAGGAAACTATACAGAATCAATGTTACTATTTAGAATCACAAATAAAAGTGGGAAACTGTAAATAAAACTTTAAACGAGAAATAAAAAAAACCTAAAATTAAACCTAAAATTAAAATTTAAAATTTAAAACTAAAATTCAAAATAGGACTGGGACACCCCCCTACCCCCCTACGCAAGGGCACTTTCTCATGTGCGTATCATGAAATTATCAGGTAATTCTCATAAAACTCTCTTGACAGCGAATCAAAAACCGGTTATAATCAGTACATAAGTTAGTTAAGGAGTTGTCAATGTACTCATCACAAGTGACCCGCCTCATCGCCCTGATTCTCATGTTGCCCATCATGCTCGTTCTCAAGGCAGTCATCGTTCTGTTCCGCATGGTCGGTATGTTCGGGCGGTTTATCGTCGGCATCGTTCAGTCCTGCGTTGAGGTTCTCAAGGAAGTCCGCCACTTCTAGAACCAACCTCAAGTGTAAACACTTTACACTTGGGGGTAGGGGGACCCCCTACCCCCTACACACTAACACTTTCTCATGTAATCCTCATGAATTTCTCATAAAACTCCCTTGACATTGTTGCTGACACAGGTTATAATCAGTATATAAGATAGATAGCAGACTCAAGGAGCATCAAATATGCACAAGAAGATTCATCGTCATCCCTCTGGATTCCAAGCGGGTAAGTTCCAAAAGAAGCCCGCTCACTTCAAGCCAATGGCTTTGTCTCCAAAGGCTCAAGCCAAGTTTGAAAAGGAATTTGCCGAACTGTTAAAGATTGCCCACGGCGAAAAGTAGCAGTAGTCAGCAAAAGTCTTTACACCTGGGGGTAGGGGGACCCCCTACCCCCTACGTATCAGGTAAATATCAGGTATTTATCAGGTATTTATCATATTAGACACCCTGAATCCATGTTATAATCAGTACATAAGAGAAG